TTTTCAGAATTGCAGCCATCTTTTTTAATTCTGTAAGATGTGATTCTGATAAACTAAAAGTAACATCTGCCTCTGGCATATTTACTTCTTTAGTTGGCGATACTAGAACTGACGGATCAGAATAAAAGTATTTTGCTTTTGACTTACTGCCTTCAGCAGACATGGTCATAAATTTATCTTGTAAAGATAATTCAGGTTTATTAAGACCTGACATTACTGCAAGAAACTCATTGAGGTCATAGATACCAAATTCAGTATCAAATGTTTCATCAATATCTGCCTTAGCAAATATATTTCTCATAGTAGAGATTGTGCTTAATTCTTTTCCTGGTTTAATCAATATATTAGTATTGATTTCAGAAAAGTTTTTTAAAATATTTTGTGTGTTTTGATTTAGTTTCATAATATTAATATTCACCTTTATTGTTTAATTGAACTTATTATAACAGAAATAAAGGGACCTGTCAAGCAGGTCCCCTTAAAATAATTATTCGATTGGTTGACCATTTTCATCAACTAATCCAATCTCAGCTGGAAGACCCATATTTGTTGGATCGGCAGATAAGACCTGTGGTAAAAAACCATTAAATAAAAACGGTGATTTACCTTTTTTCTTTATGTCATCAAGAGGTACATCAGATAATTTAGAAGCAACCTCGTAAAGCATATCATTCATTTTTTCTATTTCTTTTTTAATTGCTGTACGCTTTTTATTAAGATTAGATGGATCAGGATGATTAACATAACCTGTTATTAACATATCCTCATCTGTCTCTAGCCATAGTTTTAATCCATCGTGCATGATGGTTTTAAAACCAAGAGGTTCTTTGAGATAACCAAACTCACCAGAACTTTCAAATCCAGCGTCTCCTCTAAAAGGCACTTTAATTTCTTCAGCTAAATCAGTAGCACTAGCACCATCTAAAGGCCTCATACTTTCTATTTTAGATATATTATTTCTAACATTTTTAAAAATAGTTCTTTTTTGTTGGTCAGTTTTAAATGAAGCTATTTTTTTAATAAAATCTCTAATAGCGTCATCTGTATTTTCTAACCATTTCTTTTCTATTGCTACTTTAATACCATTTGATATATCTTTTAAAGTTGAACCTGCTCTAGGTAACATATCGTTAGTCTTAAAACTAAAAGATATCATGTCTTGTGGTGTATCAAACTCAACAACATCATAGATTGCAACATCCCAACCAAGTCTTTCTTGTGCCTCATCTCTATTATGACCAGCAAGTCCAATATATCTTTTAGGATTATTAGGATCTACATATATTACTTGTGGAGGTTCGCTATGAATAAATCCGTGAACGGTATAAGAATCTGTTAAATCATTAACATTTTCTTTTATATTAATACCTACTCTACTAGGATTGTATTGTTTTGACCAAGTAGTTTGGTCTCTTTTTTCTCTTATTCTTTTTTTGAAATTTACGCCCTTTGGATAATTAGGTGGGCATTCTTGTAAGGACTTTTCACGGTCCAGTCTTGTATTTTGATTAGTCATTTTTACTCTTTCTGGATGCCCTCAGCATCCTTATGATTAATAATTATTTATAAGTATAACATAGTCAAGGGGCGTTGTCAAGCAACACCCCTATCTATTGAATCAATTACTTGATGTCAATTGTTCGAGGCTTCTTTTCCTCTGGTACGATTTTCTCTAAATCAATTAAAAGCATTCCATCTTTTAATTTAGCACCATTAACTTTGATATCTTCCGCCAAAGTAAATGTTCTACTAAACTTTCTTTTTGAAATACCTCTATGTAGAGTTTCCTTTTCGTCCTTATCATCATTTTCAACTGACTTAATTGTCAATTGGCTAAGAGCAGATTTAATCTCAATATCTTTTTTACTGAAACCAGCAAGTGCCATTTCAATCTGATAGTTTAAATCATCTACTTTATTGATGTTGTAAGGTGGGTATGATGTTGGTTGTTTAACCGTGTACTCTAATGTATTATTAAAGTGGTCAAATAGGTCATCAAATCCTACTGAAAATGGACGCAAATCGTTCCATATAGATAGTCTTGTCATATTTTTCTCCTTTTATTAAGCAAGTTAATCTAAATGATACCTCTTAATTGAGCGTATCACAAGTATTTATATAAGTATTGTTTTAAAAATTACAACCCTTATAATAAAAGTGCCGTTTTTTGTTCTCGGGAAAACGGCATAACCCAAATCGGTGTCTTTGCGGAAGACACTCTACCTCTAATGTCAGGACTTACGAACTGCCTAGACATTACTATTTATACGATAAAATAGTCTTACTGATTAGAGTAAGCGTATTTTTGTTTACCGTATAAAGCTCTGATACCAGCAGCAACGATTTCAGAAGTGTTATTTCCTAACACTTTATTTACGCCTGCAGCTATAATAGCTTTAGTAGGTGTACCTAGACGATACGAAGTTCCATTTGATGTTTGATTGATATACACCATATGTCCCTCTGTTCTTAATTGATCCACCATCGCTCTCGGTGATGTTAAATCAAACTTATTTCTCATTGTAGTCCAAGCAACTGCTTTTCCTGATGATAGTAAGTTTAGTACTTTTTCTTTTTTTGTTAAGGCTTTTCTACCCATAATAAATCAACTCCTTCAAGTCTGTGTTGCCATTTGTTTTTTACATTATCTGATATGGGCAACATATTCATATCAAGTAATTCTTTTAAAAACCTTCTTTTAAGATTTTCAGTTTTTGTTCTTTTTTGAAGCGCCTAATCTGTTGTTTCTTTGCTTCTCTTTTTACATGAGAAGGTTTAGAATAGTGTTGGCGTTCTTTTAATTCTCTCATCAGACCATCTTTAAGTAGTTTCTTTTTTAGAACCCTCATAGCCTTCTCAACATTATTTCCTCTAACTTGTACTTCTATTGCCATTATAAATCTTCTATCTTGTATTTTGTTATTACATTCTTTGTAGGAATAACAGTTGTGTTACCGCCTTCACCCATTTCGCCCTTATCATCATAATTATAATCTGACATAACAACATGAACTTTAGCGTCTTTTCTAACTAGCCATCCAGTTGAAACACAGATAGCAGGTTTAGACTCTTGTATATCTTTCAATGGTCTCCATCCACTATCACTTTGGATATCTTCCCAGTAGATTAAATAAAAATCAAAGGTAAATGGAATCTCTGGTTCATTAGTCTTAAATTTTTTACTTTTGTTTTTTATCTTTTTCATATTTTTAATTATACACTATTTTTGTTTTTTTGTCAAGCATGTAAGGAAGTGGCACCCAAAGGTGCCACTCGACTACATTATGAGATAGATTTTTAATAACTTGGGTTATCTTCCTCACTATCATCGGAATCTTGTTCATCATCTAGAACTGGACTATTCCAAGTGGTGACATCTTCGCCGCCATCAACTTTGGTATATAAATCCATAAATGATGTTTTTGTATCAACATCAAATCTATTGGTACACATCTCAATAGCCTTCATCTTATTCTTAAAGATAGTAAAGGCTTCTACTATATGGACTAATCGTCTAGTAGATATAATTTCATCTACGCCGCCCTCATAAAAGGTTTTTCTGATAATGTCTGCCCAAGTAATTAAGTTAGTGGCAAACTTCTCATCTGATTGTTTGGTCAGACCTTTTTCGGTCATAACATTTAATAAGATTTTACTCTCAATCTTATTTGTAGGATATGCCTGTTCAACAGTAATAGGGAATCTTTCAAGAAATGCCTCGTTAAGAATATTAGTACCAATGAACTTACCGTCATTAGAACCTTGCCCTTTAGTATTGGCAGTAGCAATCACATTAAACCCTGGTGCAGGTTTAATAAACTTGTTAATCTTTTTAAGGAAGACACCGTTACCTTCTAAGATAGGTTGTAAACACATAATCTTATTAGATGCAAGGTCAATCTCATCAAGAAGAAGGATTGCACCTCTCTCCATTGCTTCGATTACAGGACCATTCTGCCAAACAGTTTGACCTTCTTGCAATCTATAACCACCGAGTAAATCATCTTCATCGGTTTCAATTGTGATATTGACTCTGATACATTCTCTTTTAGCCTGAGCACAAGCCTGAGATACATTCATTGTCTTACCGTTACCAGAGAGACCAGTAATAAAGATAGGATAAAATTGTTTACTAGAAACAATTGATTTGATATCTTTAAAATATCCCCAAGGTACGAATACAGGATCTTTAGTAGGTACGATATCACCAGTTAAACTTGAAACAATAAATGCAGCCTGATTAACTGTCTCATTAACAGGTGCCGTTTCAGTTTTAGGTAATTCGGATTGTATATCTTTCACAACTTGTGGAGATATATCGTTGCCGTCAATAGGAAGAGAATATATCCCCCTAGCAACTTTATATTGGTCTTGTTTCAACCAACTTGGATTTTTGATTTTACCAATCTTGATAAAATCATTGATTTCACTTCTTGTTAAATCAGTTTTTTTGTAATGTTTATATAACAATTCAACTTGATTTAACTGTTCATTATTTAATGTAGTCATTTTCACCTTTCTTTTTTTCATAATATACTGCTATGCTACACTACTTTACATTGAAAGTCAAGCATATATACCACTTTTTTTCCCTTATTTTCTGCGATATATCCATTTTCTTTGTTCTTGTTTTGTTCTATTTCTTGAATATGGGGGTGAAAAACCCCCATATTTTGATTTTTTTGATTACTCACTATCCGATTCGGTAGTGATAGACTCAGCAACTTGCCCTATCGTAGGTAGAGCATAACCGCCTCTGCCTAATCTATAAGCAGAGTTCTTCATCAACCAAGCAGGTTTGGTGATGCCGTGTTTACCTTGAAGGGATATGATATCCTTTCTAGTAATTTCGGTAGTGAACCCTTCTTCATTTGCTATTTTAACAAATGCTTCTTGAGCTGGTGTTAGTGATATTTTAGATGTATTATCCATTATATAGTTTCCTTTTCAATTAAGCGACTTGCGAAATAAATTTATTTAAGACAACTCTACTATCTTTATTTTCTTTTAAAGTAGAAGTGAATAGTCTTTTTATTTCACTTTTTTTAGCGTTTTCAGATGGTGTCGCCATTTGACCATCTGATACTTGCAGATTACCCCCAGCAAGGAGATAAAATTCATCATAAGCAGAATTATGTTTAACAACTAAACATTTATTTTTTCTGTATTCTGCCATTACTTTTTTTCTATCAAATACTTTTTGTTTCTTATCATAAGAATATGTAGGAAAGAATTTCTCTAAAGTGTATCTATCAATTTTCTTACCACTTGCAATATAGAAGCCTAATATTTTAGTACCAGTTCGTTCTCTCAAAGCGTCTAGTAAACTATCAGTCATTTCTCTATAACTAGTCATGTATTCTTTTTTAGTTTTAGTGTCTCTTAATACTAGATTACTTTCATAATGAGTANTAGAGATATAATAACCNCCTGGTTGTTTATTCATAAATCTTTTTTCTTTATCATCAACACTAGGATTGAAATTAACATATCTATCATTACCATCAGAACAACCATCAGTTAAAAAGATTGTATTCATTTTATCAATAGCATATCTTTTTCTGAAAGCATTAACCATCGGCATTGCAGCCATGATACAATCATTAAGTGGTGTAGAAGCCAATCTATAACCATCAGGTTCATAAGGTAAAGCATTTAGATAATCATTTTGTTCTTGATACTTAGCAAATGTTTCACTATCCATATTATACATTCTTCTTCTAGAGTAATATGTGTTATCAAATTTTTCAGAAAGCAAGAATAAGTTAATCATACCCTTTTCATATTCTTTGGCATTCATTCTAGAGGATACAAAATTTAATAGAGCCAATCTTTCATCAACTGTAATATCACCATCTTCATATTTAGGATGCGACTTACCTTTTGGTGTTGTGTATTTAGATTCTCTATCCCATCTAGTATAACTATCATTACTGAAAGCATACACTTCAAAGGGTATATTTACTTTTTGACAAAACATTGTTAGGTTCATTAACTGGTGAATAGTAGATTGCATTTTATCTTGCATACTACCTGACCAATCTATAAACATCATCATACCATGATTTTTACCATCAGGTGTGATTGCCATTCTTTTAAATATATCATCATTAT